GAGCCCCCAACCTGGCGCCTGGTGACATCATCCGGGTGACGCTGCAGCGGACGCCAAGCGACGGGGCAGCCTCTGCGCACGACTACCTGTACCAGGTGGACAGGATCAGCAAGAGCGCGGCGGGCGATGTGTCGATGGATCTGATGCACTTCCCGATCGACAGCAGCGGGCGCAGCCTGGTGGCGCTGGCGGTGGCTAATGCCACGGGGACGGGCATCATGCTCACCAGCAACCGCACCGGTGTGAGCTGCGACGTGAACAGCAGCGCCGACACCAGCGTCCCGGCCGAGGTGTACCAGACGGGCACGGCGGCAGATAATCAGGTCGAGATGACGGCACCGGCGGCAGAGGCGCCCCCGTCGGGTGGCGGTGGCGGCACCCTCGACACGATCGATATTGGCTTCAGTGAGGCGCGATGGGACGGCCTCGATCTGGTGTTCACCCTGCAGCTCGTCCCGCTGGGTGAGGCGCCGGACCTCTCGCTGGGCGACCTGGAGGCGACCGTTACCAGCGGGCAGGTGATCGCCTACAACGCCAACGGTGTGCCCGTCACTCCGCAGCCGCTCAGCCTGCCGTCGGTGAACGTGACCGAGACCGTTGCGGAACCGTGGGAGACCGGCCGGCCTTCGGAGTACACCCTCTATCCGTTCCCGCCAGTGGACTGGGTATTCGAGAAGGAGTTCCGCGTCACGTTCCAAAACTCAGACTTCCCGGCTGAGGGTTACTACGAGATGCCGTTGTCGATCACCAGCACCAGCGGGGGATTCGATGATGTGTTCCCGCTGAATACATTGCGGGCGAGATTCAATGCGCGGCCTCCTTCCTACGTTCCGTTCTTCGCCATCGCCAACAACAACGCATTGGCCGATCTGGATCCGGGCGACATGGAAGTTCAATACCCAGGGGCCAACCCGGTGACGGTGGAGTTCATCGGGCCAATAGATGATCCCAATTACCCGGACTGGGAGATCCATTTATTCATCTGGTCAAGCTCTCAGGCTGATAAGGACGCGGCGATTGCCTTGGTCATTGATGCGCTGGCAGATGTCTACACAGGACCTGGCATAGTTACCGGCACGATCACCACCATGGCTGTAACAGCTCCCACCGCTGGCGTTTCCTATGGGATTGAACTCACCCACGCTCAAGGCGCAGAAGGCAACGGCGGCAGGCTGGTGGCTGGATACATCGATCTGCCCGCTGGAGTTGGGGAAGAGAGTTACTCCGTCAATGTCGGTCAAACCGTCACCATGAACGTGAGCTGGACGGTTCCCTAGCCCATGCCCACCTTCCCCGCCATCGCCCCGAGCTCCCGGACCTTCACTCCTGGCGAGTATCCACACGCGGCGTTCACGGCGCTCAGCGGTGAGCAGAGCAGGGTGCGCCACAGTGACGCGGTGGTAGGTGGGTCGCTTGACCTCGCCTTCACCCGGCTCACCGAGGATGAACGGCTGTCGATCGAGCTGCATTACCTGGGCCAGCAGGGCGAGTTCCTGCCGTTCAGCCTGCCGCCTGAAACCCTCTCAGGCTTCAACCCCTACGACTTCCTGCAGGGCGCCGGCCTATGGCGCTACGCCGAGCCGCCCGAGATCGCGGACTTCTGCGGGCCTCACCATGATGTGCGCGTGCGGCTGATGGCAGCAACCGGCGGCGCACCGGGCGCAGACCTGGGACCGATCACGCTCAACCTCCAGGGCGGCGCTGCGGTGCCTGCCGCCAACGGCATTCTCCGCACGCTCACCGTTACCTTCACCCCTGGCGCTGCCTCTGCCTGACCATGGCCACCTTCCCCGCGCTCGAGCCCAGCACCCGCTCATATCGGCTGCCCCGGTTCCCGGTCACCAGCCAGCCGGCATGGGGCACTGATGCCGTGCGCTTCAGCCATGGCCCCCGGTCATTCGGCTACGTCCTGACCCTCGGCTACGAGAACCTCCCGGCGGCCGATGCGGCGCTGATCCGCGCACACTTCCGGGGCCAGGCCGGCGGGTTCGATGCCTTCACCCTCGATCCTGCCGTCACCCGTGGCCACGGTGCTGCCGACCTCGCGCCGGCCTCGACGCTGTGGCGCTACACCGGCCCGCCGGAGGAGACGCACCGCAGCGGTGGGCTGGTGGATGTGGAGGTGGAGCTCGAATCCGTGCGCGGCCTGGTGGTCTCAGGCGCTGGCCTGTCCCTCACCTACAACCTGGAGGCTGGGGCCGTGACGGCCAGCTCCACCGCACCGGCCGCGGCGCTCACCCTGACCCTCAGCCTGGCGGCTGGAGCCGGCACCGGAGACTAGGATCAGGGCAGCACCATGGCGCGCGCAGATGGCTTCGCTGATCTATAACTCCGCCGTCGATGACATGGCTAAGGGAGCCATTGACTTCGACACGGACACGTTCAAGGTGTTGCTGGTGACCAGCAGCTACACCCCCAACAAGGACACGCACGACCGGCGCGATGACGTCACCAACGAAGTCACAGGCAGCACCGGCTACACCGCAGGCGGCGCAACCTGTACGGTCACGGTCACGAAAGACACGGCGAACGACAAGGTCACCATTTCGCTTGGTGCCGTCTCCTGGTCCAGCTCCACCATCACGGCCCGGGCCGCCGTCTACTACAAGGCCCGCGGCGGCGCATCCAGCGCAGACGAGCTGGTGGCCTACAACGACTTCGGCTCCAATATCTCCACCACCGGCGGTACCTTCGCTGTGGCTGCCTCCACCATTACGCTGCAGAACTGACGTGGAGGCCTCTGATGACTGAGGACACAGAGAAGGTCTCGCACCTCAAGATCTACGAAGAGCTGATCGTTGTCCGCACCAAGCTTGAATCGTTCATGGCCGGCCAGAGCGCCAAGGACGATGCGGACAAGAAGCGCGACGCTCGCATCGATGCACTTTCTGCCCGGGTCTACATCGGCCTGGGCATCTGTCTTACGCTCACCCTAGTAGTGCCCCTGCTGGTGACAGCCGCGAACCCACGCCTACACTTCCAGCATCAGGAAACCACCCAGAATGAGCGCAGGCCCTGACCTGATCACCGACCCGATCCCGTTCTTCGAGCACTGGCGCGGGCTCCCCCATCAGCGCGCCGCTGTGGCGCAGCTGTGGGAGGCAGTGCCGGCCAGCCTGAAGAAGCACGACGCCAGCTGGTATCGGACCTGGCAGGCCAGCGGGAGGCAGTCGCAGCCGCGCACGCTGACGAACCCGCTCCAGGTGCCGTACTACAGCCAGCGGGACAGCGAGACCGAGCACGCGCTGCGGATGTGCTTCAGCTCGGCGTGCGCCATGCTGCTGGAGACGATCCGGCCGGGCACCCTGCAGGGGCCCAATGCCGACGACGCCTACCTGGGCCGCGTGCTGCGCTACGGCGACACCACCAAGGCAGACGCACAGCTGAAGGCGCTCCAGTCGTTTGGCGTGACGGCCCGGCTGGTGAAGGACGCGGACTGGAGCGAGCTCGAGGAGCAGATCGACGCTGGCATTCCGGTGCCCATGGGCATCCTGCACAAGGGGCCGGTCAACGCACCCACCGGCGGCGGCCATTGGATCACCGCCATCGGCTACGACGCCAACAGCCTCACCGTTCACGACCCGTTCGGTGAGCTCAGCCTGGTGCATGGCGGCTACATCAACAAATGGGGCGCCCGCCTGCGATACAGCCGTCAGAACCTCGGCCCGCGTTGGATGGTCGAGGGGCCCGGCACTGGCTGGGCGATGATTGCACAACCCTGAGGAACCACTATGACCCCCACCCAAGCTGAGATCCTCGCGCTCGCTCTGTTCGTCGCCTCTGAGGTGATCGGCATGAGCCCGCTGCGCAGCAACAGCCTGGTGCAGCTGGCGCTCCAGCTGCTGACCCAGGCGTTCCCGTTCAGGCGCGGTCGCTGAGTACCAGCCCGAACGCCTCCGGGCCGGGGTGGGCGTGGATCCGGTACATCCACGCACGGTTCACGCTGCGGTAGGTGCTGAACCTGCTGGCCAGCCCGTAGCGGATCATCGCCTGGGTCCGGCGGCTGACGGCCGGCTGACTGCAGTGCCACAGCGCGCGCAGGTCTGACGTGCGCCAGATCGGTTCCCGTGTGCGGAACACGCCGAGCAGGTGCAGCCAGTCAAGGATCACGGGATCGGGCACATGGGGCCGCAGCAGCGGCACCCACTGATGCGGCGGCGTCTCGCCGGGATCCCTCACGCCACCACCAGCAGCCTGCGGACCGTGGATCTGCTGCAGCCGAGCCGATCAGCGATCGCCTGTTGCGTCATGCCCTGGCGGCGCCAGCGGCGCGCGCGCTGCTCACGGCTCTCAGTCAGCCACAGCAGGATCAGAAGGGGCAGCAGCAGCGCAGCCAGCAGCAGCGCGAGAAGGGAGGTGATTGTCATTTCTGAGATGGGGTGAAGTGTTGGCCTTGCGGCCCGTGGTCATCATGCGCGGCGATCACCGCGCGGACGCAGCAATGTCACATTCCGTAATGCACGCGCGCGGCGGTTCATGTGCCGCCACTCCTGCCACGCGGCGCCCATCAGGAAGCCCCAGGTCATCAGGCCAAGGGCGGTCAGGAACTCAATCACAGGGGATCTCCAGTCGGGTGATGGTGAACGCGTCGTAGCCGGCCCAGTAGCTCAGCCAGCCCCCGGCGGCGAGGTGGTCCAGACGGTCCTGGGCTTCGCCCACAGTGCAGCCCCATTGCCTCGCCAGTGCTGCGGTGCCGATCGTGAACGGTGCCGGGCCGAAGCTGGCCAGGCGGTGCAGGTGGCTCATCATGGGGCGTCGTCGGTGATCTCGTCGCGGAACCGCTCGAGCACCAGGCGCAGCCGCTGGTATGGCTGCGCCTGGATCCGGTGATCGAGCAGGGCAAGGATCCGCTCACGCTCCAGCATGGCGCCGACCTGGCAGGCCTGGCTGTCGGGCAGCGCCAGCGGGTGGTCGGTGGTGGTCACCAGTCCCCCGGCATGCGGATCGAGACGAGCTGCGCGGTCGGCTGCTGGGCGTGGACCGTCAGCAGCGCGGCGTAGGCCGTGACGGCAACCACGTGACGGTGGAAGATGCGCGCGCCGTGGCGCAGGGTGACCAGGTAGTCACCAGGCACCAGGGGGTGGGAGAGGCGGGGGAGCATGGTTGGCGACGGAGTGGTGTGCGGGGATTGCCGACGATCTGGCACCCCGATGCGCACATCATCGAGCCGGCCGGCGACACCATGCCAGCGGCTGTAACAATGCTTCACACCCACTCCCAGCGCTGGCCCCATCTCGTCGCGCTGCCGATCTCTGCGCTGCGCCAGACCGTGCTGCTGGCGCAGCGCGCTGCTGTAGCAGCCTCGCTCACCGTGGCGTAGACCTTGTTTGTTGTGAGACAACGCACTGCCCGCGGTCCAGCCGGCCATGGCGGCCGGGCAGCACGGGCCGCCACATCATCCGCCAGGTCCTCGTCCTCGAACAGCGCGAACAGCCCTGCACGGTCCACCCCATACCAGTCTTCTGGGTGCTCGCGCGCGGCCGCAATCAGGTCGCGGCGCCTCAAATATTGCCACGATCTATAGATCATGACCTTCAGCTGCCGATCTCGAATAATTCGCGAAATCCTGTCTGCGTGTGTTCCAGTCAACAAGGCCACTTGCTTGCGGGTCAGATAATCGCCCACACAACACACACTCAGTTCACTGCGGACAGTCCGCGCGCGAATAGCTTTTTCGCTTCGTTGCAAAAATCCGTTGACCTTGGCCCAGTTGTTGTAAGTCTTCATCAGCAGCGGGAACGGCAGCTCTCCCACCAGCTGCTCCAATTTGATCAGTTCGGGATCGGTCCACTTACGGCAACTCACCGCCCCATCTCCTCCAGCCTGCTGATCAGCCGATCCAGATACCAGCGCGCCTTGCGGGCATCCTGCAGCGGATCGTCCTTGTGCCAGAGGCGCAGCAGGTACTTCAGCACCTGCCAGTGGCAGCCGGCCGCAACCACATCAGGCGCCGCGGCGACCGCATCCTCGATCACTTCGATCGCCTCATGGCGCCCCGCCGTGTAGTGCTTGGGGTGGTTCACCAGGTCGTTGCTCATCCCCTGCTCCCCTGAACGGTGGTGTCGCCGTTGTAGCGGCCGGTCTCCGCGTAGCTGCGCGCCGGCGTGCTGGCGAGGTAGTGGAACACGATCTGGCCGATCTTCATCCCAGGCCACAGCGCCACCGGCTGCAGCTGCCGCACGTTGTGCAGCTCCAGGGTGAGCACCGACCCGGACCATCCGGGGTCAATCCAGCCGGCGAGCAGGTGATTCAACCCCTCCCTGGCCCTGCTGGACTTCAGCAGGAACTGCGCGCTGACGTCGGCCGGGATGTCGAACTGCTCCACCGTGGAAGCCAGCACGAACTGACCCGGCCGCAGCCAGTACGGATCCTTCTGGCTGTGCTGGCTCAGCGGGTAGGGCTTCAGCTCGCGCCCTTCCACGCTCTCGATCAGCAGCGTGTCACCCAGCCGCACATCCAGGCTGGCCGGGTTCACCAGTTCAGGAACAAACGGCGTCACCATGCCGGCGGCGCACCGTTCGACAATCTGCCAATCAACAAGGATCGTCACAGGATGATGGGGCGAGAGGACAGTTCGAGCTGTGAGATGCGCCAGGTCGTGCCGGCGGTGTCGATCGCTTCGTAGTGCGGCAGCGCACCACCTGCGATCTGTCCGATGATCATCACCTGGCTACTGAGGTCCTGGCGCCAGCCGCGGACGTAGGCCAGATCACCGGGAATGAACCGCCACGGCTGGGCGGCCAGTTCAGATGGGCGCTTCATTCTTCCTCGTGGGTAGTAGGACGGGTGGCGCGCACCTCACATGACATGCCGTAGCACGCGCGGAGGATGAACGCCTGATCGATCGCCTCGTCAACAGTCGGGGCAGTCCATGCGCGCTCAAGCGGCGCCAGGCTGACACCTTTGCGGGTGATAGGACCGAGCCACTTACCAGCTCGCGCGAGGCCGTAGCGTAGTGGTGGCGATTGTGCAATGGCTTCCATGGATCCGGTTCCTGGATGGGTGGGGATGATCTCCCGATCGTTGCCGGGGATCGTGGTGGCCGGCGTGTCCGGCATCTTCGTGATGGCGAGCACCATCACCGGGTTTCTATGGCGCCAGTCGATCGACCTGGCGGAGATGGCGCAGACCCTGAAGGTGGTCTGTGAACAGATCGCGACCCAGGACAGCCGAGACGACCGGCAGGATCGCGACATTCAGGAGCTGCGCCTCGAGCTCAGTCGTCTCCGACGCTGACCGGCTGCCCGTCGAAGCCGACGAACGACACGGACCGGCCGGCCCACTCCTCGAGGAGCTCCAGGGCGACAGCCTCACCCAGCAGCATCCCGCCACGGCACGATGACCGGTAGTGGATGCCGGCGAAGTTCCGGCCCCATCCGAGGTTGGCAGCCAGCTTGTCAAGCTCCCCATGGATGGACAGCTCGGGCATGCCGGGCCACGGGCCATCGACGAACCATGCCTTGAGCAGCGTGGCGATGGCGCCACCGATCGCGGCATGGCCTGACGGGTAGTCCGGGTGCAGCGGGCAGCCCTCGGCGTAGAGCCTGGGCATCCCCTGCCGTTCCTCTGGCCGCAGCAGCGGCACCACCTTCTCGCGCCAGATCGGGTGCAGGCTGCCCTGGTCGGCCATCAACTCCTCCGGCCGGCGGCGGCGCATCATGCCCCAGCCCAACCACTTCAGCCGCCAGGCGTATTGCATCACCAGGCGGGTCACCTCAGCCACGGCGCAGTGGAGATCGACTGCGCCGCCCTGGGTGACGAACGGCACCTCGCTGGGGCTGGTTCCCGGGCGGAACATCTCGGGGCGGCGGGCGATGCCGAGGCCCTCCAGGATCATGGCGGCATAGAGCCCCAGCAGGTAGGGCGGATCCTGATGGACCCAGCTGGCCAGGAGGCGGGGGGTGGTGATGTGCACGTTGGGATCGTCGAGCTGCTGCGGCCGCGGGATCCGGCCGGCGAGGATCTCACGGTTGGTTTCTGGGGTAACGCCGTAGCGCCCCAGCCTGGTGCGGTACTGCTGCAGCACGGCTGTGCCGTTGATCGGCACCGGCACCTGCAGCAGTCGAGACACATAGGGCCCCCGATGCCCCCCGCTGTAACGGAACGCCGGCACCGGCACACCAGCAGGCGACGGGAACACGGTTTCGAGCTGCTCCCTGAAGGGCTCCAGGGCGTCGAATGGCGTGTCGGCCGCACGAACGGCGAGCACCACCTCGAACAGCTCGCGGGCGGTCTCCAGGCTGTCATCCTGCGGCGGTGCCGGCAGGCTGTGGTCGTGGTCATCGTCGGCCAGGAAGGCTGCGCGCGGGTTGACCAGGCGCATGATGCCGGTGAGCTTCACGGCTCCGAAGTCCTTGGATGAACTGCGGAGCGCGCCGCGCAATGCGGCAGCGTCGTGGCCCTTGCTGAACGGTTTCGATGTCATCGGATGTGGCGGCAGTTGGACCAGGATTCGATCGGGTGGCAGCTGGCCTCGCGGACAGCTGGGGCGATCACCACCAGCACGGCGGTAATGAACACCACGAGGAAGCAGGACAATCGGGTTGTGGGCAGGTCGGTCATGGGTCGAGCAATCGTTGGGCGTAGATTTCACCCTCACCCAAGAGCCAGTCAGCGGAATCTGAATGGCTGTAGCGCTGGTGCAGTTCGTGGGCGATGTACTCGGTGGCCAGGATGGCCACCTGCTCCGGGTCTGGGATGCGGCGTGCGCGGAGCACGGCGGCAAGGCGGGCGACTGGGTTGAGGTCAGGCATACCAGAAACCCACACGATCCGCGGCAGCCTCGAATGCGGCTGCTACGCCGGTGTGACCAATGGCGCGGAGAAACTCACAAAGGATCTCGTCAGCCTTGCCGTGTGCCGTCTCTGGGTCAGCCCATGTGAGCGCCTGGAGTTTGGCTACGGCTTCTTGTGCTGGGGTCACGGCTGCCCCTTCAGCTCGGCGGCGATGGCGAGGAGTTCGCGGTGGATGTTGCACTGACGGCGGCTTCCGCGATCAACCGGCACCACCTCATGCGCAAACTCACGGAAGGCGGCGGCAAGGCACAGCTCCTGCCAGTTGTCATCAAACGGGCCGCACAGCTCATGCCGGTCGTTGAAGGCGGCGAGGATTTTCTGCGCGGGTGACATAGCGGGGTCAGTCATCAGTCAATCTCCAGCATGAAACGAACGCTGCGGCCGAAGCCGAAGGTGCCCCAGCGGCGGGCAATAAAAAGGGGGTCATCAGACAACGGGCGCGGGATGCGATTGGAGTTGAACCACCACAGCGGCCCGATGCGGCCGTGGTCGGAGGTGATGGTGAAGGTGGTCATGAGTACCTCGAGAGTTCAATAGCAACGGCCCGCAGGTCAGCGGGTGTGATGGGCTGGCGCTCCATCGCCGTGCGGATGTCGGCGGCCAGCTGGGCAGGGTGCGTGGGGTCACTCATCGGCGGTTCATCTCAATGATGTGCGCGTTGTAGGTTTCGGCTGCGTGGCGCAGCTTTGCGGCGGAGGCTGAGAACTGATCGGGGTGGACCGGTGCAATGGGGCCGTTGAGGCCCATTCCACCGACCAACGTGAGGGCGTGGTCAGCCATGAGACCAGCCAACCGCAAAGCCCGCTGCTCTTGGGTCAAGTCAGCCATCGGCCTGCTCCTGCGGCACCGGCAGCGCCCAGTGGGGCAGGCAGTCGTAGTCGGGAGAGGAGCAACGCCTTGCCGCTGTAGGGCGAAGGGTCAAGGACCATACCTGAAAGCGATGAGAAAATGCCCAGAACTTGCCATTTGCATCACACCAGCCCTCGCGCTCCCAGGGGCGCTTAGTCGAGCTGACCGGCTCCGGCGCAGGGCGGCCCCAGCGGGCCAACACGGCGCGGGCAAAGGCCGCAGCGTCCTCGTCATCCAAGAGGCGCCCTACGTCGTATTCACGGCCGAAGGTGTCAGCCAGATCTTCAAGCTCTTGCTGAGTGGGCACCGCCACCGGCTGGGGCCGGGCCTCGGCCAGCAGGGCGCGGGCGGCAGCCTTGAACCCCTCAAAACCCAGGTTCAAGTACGTGCCATCTCCCTCTGACAGCTCGTCGGCGTGCTGATCAAACAGATCCTGCAGTCGGTCGCCGCTCATCGCCCCACCTCCCGGCGGAGCGCATCGGCAGCGCCGCGCCATGCCTGCGACTTCAGCCAGTCGACCACGGCGAGGATTGCGCGGCGAGAATCAGCTTCTCTGGCAATGGCGCTGTGATGGCCCATTGTGTCAGCCACGCTGCGGACCAGCTCCCCCTTCCCCGCCGGGGTGCTCGGGGCGGGCTGCTGCTGCGCCTGCTCCAGCCGCTCCACGCGGGCGGCCAACTCCTCCGCATGTTGAGCCAGCTTGTTCACTGCGGTCCAGATTGGGATGCTCATGGTGATTCTCAGAACGGGGGATCGTCGTAACCCAGTGCCGCCTGCTGCGGCTGCGGTGCAGGCAACGGCTGCGGCGCCTGGCGCACCACTGACGGCGCTTCCGCACCCTCGGGCCGCTTGCTCCACGGCTCGATCAGATGCGCCGTGAACGCCTCCATCAGCCCCTGGCTGCCGTCCCGCTTCTGAAATACCTCCGGTGCATCCACGGACCCGTAGCAGACGATGCCGTCACCCTGCTTGACGTAGTTGGCGGCGAACTCCGCAGACCGGGCCCATGCCGTCACACGCACCCAGCGGGCCGGCTGCTCCACACCCTGCCGGCGCGGCTGGCGCACTGCCACCGAGAAGTTGCAGACGGCAGTTCCCGAGTCCAGGAACTTCATCTCAGGTGCCCGGCCGACGTGGCCGGTGATCATGCCTTGGAAACTCATCTCAATCCTCAGAAGGGGTCATCAGAAACCAGCTCGGCCTGAACCACAGGGTCAGGCTCTGCCGGGGCAGCAGCTGGCGCAGGTGCAGGGGTCTCAGGCGACTGGGCGGCGGCGGCGATCTGGCGGTTCAGATCAGCCACCACACCAGGATCCTGCTGCACCTGCACCTCGCGCACGGTCGCGGGCTTCACCGTCTCCAGTTCCTCCCGCACACCCAGCCCAAACAGCACCTCGGGCAGATACAGGCTGATCAGACGGGTGGCCGCACGCCAGCGCAGCATCTGGCCGGGGATCGACTTGTACTTCGGGTTCCGGGTCCAGCCATCGGCCGCGGCCTCCTTCATGCTCACGGTCGCTGAGATCACCTCACCCGACTCGCGCAGCCTCGCGCTGGCGGTCACCTCAAGCGCCTCCCCCTGTCCCTTGTCGGTCCAGGTGATCGGGCCCGCCAGTAGGCCGGACTTGTTGGCGCGGGCGATGGCGAACCGGGCCGATGTGGATGGCCGGCCGTTGATCACGGCGATCTCCTGGAACAGCAGCATGGGGTGCTCGCCCAGCTGCTGGGCGTACATGAGCGCCACCAGGCAGGCCTCAGGCTTGTCCTGGAAGTGAACCGGCACCAGCCCCGAGAGGCTGAAGGCCTTGCCCACCCGGTAGAGGTGATCGAGCGCCGCCGTGTCGTGAAGGAACGCCAGGGCCTCAGCACCGGGCGTGGTCGTGGTCGTGATTGCGTGGGAGTCGGTCATGGGTCAGAGATGAGTGATCTTGTAGTGACCAGCAGTGCCAGTCCGGGTGAAGGGCGAATCAGGCCAGTTCTGGATTGCGTTGCCGACCTGCTGATCAAACCTGCTGATACTGCCCTGGTGCCCACCGCTGGTCATCAAGGCTGTATCAAGCGACCGCATGACGGTCTTGGTAGCCAGGAAATGGCGCAATAGTGAGATGTGGAATGTTTCGCCTGCGATCCAGTGGCGGAACTCGGACAGGTTCTGCCTGATCAGGTCGCGGATGTCGTGCACGGTGTGGTACTCCTTTGCCTTGCCGGCCGGTCTCTTGGCGGCTGTTGAAGCAAGGTGAAGGGCGATCCGTTCATCAATAAATCCAGCGAGGAAAGTCAGCTGCCGGTCAGTGAACACCGGGAAGAGAGGTGTATTGATGTTGGAGTTAGTCATGGCACCATCCAGGAAGGTCAATAGGGTCTTGCACCAGGTCGCCGTAACCGGGCCAATGCCCGGACGCCTGGCATTCAGCCAGCAGGGTCAGCGCTGCATCAATACGCCGGCGGCCGGCGGCCAGCAGCGCAGCGGACGCAGGGTAGACCGCGACCGCGAACGGTCTGGTGTTCTCCACTGCGATCGTCAGGAACTGCTCCGCGCCGAGCGCATCGGTGTTCCATGCCGCCTGCAGGTGGTAGTCGAACCCGGCGATGCTGCGGGCGAACTCGGTCCGGCTGGCGTCCTTCGTGGTCTTCACATCGACCACCAGCCGACCATCAAGGCTGTGCCAATCGGGGCGGCACTTGCAGTCAACGCCCGTGCCCTCATCGGTCCAGGTGTAGGAAGCCTCCCTGCGGCCGGGAAGGTCCAGCAGGAAGCTGGCGGCCGGGTGCTTCCGCACGGCGTCGGCCATCCGGCGCACCTGGTCCGCATCGTCGGGCGTCAGCACCAGCTTGCCGGCGCTCTCACGCTCGAACTCAGCTACCAGCTCCTTACCGACCTTCGTGCGACGGTCGAACGCCTGCGGCGGCACCGCAACCGTGGCATCCCACAGCTCGGGCTCGAGCACCGCAGTGTGCAATGCCGTGCCCAACTGCATCGCCGGGGTCGCTGGCTTCACCTCGCGGTCGGCCGCCAGGTACTGATCGAAGAAGTGCAGCGGCGAACGGGCCAGCACCTTGAGCCGGCTGGGGCTGACGGCTGCGAGGGCGTGGTAGGCCTCATTGGTCAGGCCTTCGTGGTAGGTCAGTTCAGGCATCGGCCGGCTCCTTCCTGATCAGTGGCAGACCCCGGCGGGCCGCCTCCTTCTGGCACGCCGTGCGGAACCCCTCGGGCACACCATGGCGCGCCATCCATTCCAGATCGACATCCGACATCCCCCGGGCGTGCTCGGCATCCTGCACCTTGCGGTAGTAATCCAGCGCCCGGCGGTACCGCCAGAAGCTGATCCGTGCTCGAAGCTCCCTGATCCACTGCATGTCTGTTGGTGTGGGTGGTCAGCCCTGACCCTATGGGCGCACCCGCACCCCACGCCAGCAGCTGTGATGTTTCTTCACAGTCCGTTGCGCGGGCTGGCGGCAATGGCAGCATCGGCGCATGACCGTCAACCTCCGACCCTTCCAGTCCGCTGCCGTCGCTGAGATCCGCGGCGCCCTCATGTCAGGCCATCGCGCAGTGCTGTTCGTGCTGCCAACCGGCGGCGGCAAGACATTCACCTTCGTCCACATAGCGGAGCAGGCCGCCATCCGCGGTAACCGGGTTTGCATCCTCGTGCACCGGCAGGAGCTGGTCGATCAGGCCTCCCGATCGCTCCACGCCATCGGCTGCAATCACGGCATCATCGCGGCCGGCTACCGCCAAGACCTGCGCCAGGGCGTCCAGGTCGCATCAGTGCAGACCCTGGCCAGGCGTCTGCACACCATCCCGCCCGACTTCTTCCAGCTGCTGATCGTCGACGAGGCGCACCATGCCGTCGCCGGCACCTGGGCCAAGGTGTTGGCCGCCATGCCACGGGCCAGGGTGCTGGGAGTCACTGCAACCCCTGAGCGCCTCGACGGCCGCGGCCTGGGTGATCAGTTCTCCGCCATGGTCCTGGGCCCCGATGCCGCCTGGCTCACCGGTGAGGGCTTTCTGGTGCCGGCCCGCATCTTCGCTCCGCCTGGCATCGACCTGTCGAGCGTGAAGCGGTTCGACACTCGCAAGGGTCGCCACGACGCCGACGACATCCTGCGCCAAGGGCAGGCCATGGGGGACGCCGTCTCCCACTACAGGCGCACCATCGCAGAGCACCACAACGGCACGGCGATCGCCTTCTGCTGCAGCGTGGCCCATGCCGAGGCTGTCGCCCAGGCCTTCAACGATCAGGGCATCCCCTCCGCCACCCTGGACGGCTCCATGGATCGCGGCATCAGGCGCCGCACCATCGCAGACCTCGGCGCTGGGGTGCTCAAGGTCTTGACCAGCTGCGACATCATCTCCGAAGGCACGGACATTCCCTCCGTCACCGGCGCCATCCTGCTCAGGCCGACCGACAGCCTGGGCCTGCATCTGCAGCAGGTCGGCAGGGTGCTCAGGCCATGCCCCGGAAAGGCTCACGCCGTGGTGAATGACCATGTCGGGAACACCCTGCGCCATGGCCTGCCGACCGATGCGCGGGACTGGTCACTGGAGGGCCGACCCAAGGGGCGCGGGCGCAAGGCCTCGGACGCCATCCCGATCCGCATCTGCCCCGCGTGTTTCTCCGCCATCCCATGCGCTGCCAACCCGTGCCCCGAGTGCGGGCATGAGGTGCCGGCCGCACGGCGGGAACTGGTGACGATCGAGGGCGACCTGCGCGAGCTGACGGGCGCTGAGCTGCGCAGGCAGGAGCGCCGCGAGGTGGTCAGGGCCCGCACTCGCGATGAGCTCGAGGCCCTCGCCCGCCAGCGCGGCTACCGGCCAGGATGGGTGGCGCACATGCTCGCCGCACGATCCAAGGGACGCCAGACCGCATGACCCGATCCGACGAGCGCCGCATCCAATCCGAGATCCAGCTCGCAGCCGGCTCCGGCCCCGCCCGCCTCTGGAGGAACAACGTCGGCGCCCTCAAGGACCAGGCCGGCCAGCTGGTGCGCTACGGACTCTGCCCTGGCAGCTCCGACCTCATCGGCTACCGCACCGTGGTGATCACACCCGAGATGGTCGGGCAGCGGGTCGCCATCTTCGCTGCAGTCGAGGTGAAGGACCGCGCCAGACCCACCACCCAGCAGACCGCCTTCATCAACCTGGTGCAGCAGGCCGGCGGCCTCGCAGGGATCGCCCGGTCCGTCCCCGACGCCCTCTCCATCCTGCGCCTGTAACGAAACCTTGCGGTAGGTCAGCGCGCGCGCACCGCAGCCCATAGGGTCGGGGATGCACCCTGCACCCGACCATGGACCCCACCACTGCGCTCCACCGCCTCCGCAAGCTCTACCGCGACGCCTGGCACAGCGACCCCGACAATGATCACCTCGTGCTCCGCTGGGCTGAGAAGCCCGAGCACTGGGCCGAGATCCAGATCAGGCACCGCGGCTGGACATGGTTGGCGACCGAGGCCACCGTCAGGCAGTGCCGCCAGCTTTTTCGCCGCGCGGCTCAGGCCGCACCCACCAAGCCGGGCGCTGATCCGTTTGATGCACTCATGCCGACCGCTGAGCAGTGACGGCATGGGGCTAGAGTTGTGCCAGACAACTGCAACTCTGCATGTCATCACCACAGCGACCCGTGCGCCTCGCAGCGCTCATTCGGCCCGATCAGAAGGCCTGGCTTCAGTCGCAGGTCACGCCACTCCGCAGCCTCGCGGATGTGCTCCGTGACCTGATCGACCAGGCCATGGCGGAGGCCAGCAAGTGACCTTCCCAAGCCCCAGTCAACGCGCAGTCGCGTATAGCTCGTCACACGCACGTCGGCTCGCTGCTGAATCTGCAGTGGTCTGGCGGGATCCTGCATCTCGCGATCTTCCTTGGCTTCGTGAGCGGTTTCTCAACTGCCGTCATGACACGCCCGACCTCCTGGCCTACACCGTGGACAGCCGCGGCCGGATCGTCCGGGCCTTCTACGCACGCCCTGAGTGCCTGGCGGCCTATGCCCGCAGCGCCTCGGCCACCTGCCCCATCGAGGCTGTTGATCCGCTCACCATCGTTCCCGGGCAACCTGCCGAACCAGCTCACCCGAAGCTGCTCCGGCTCCAGCAGGAGGCCCGCCTGTGAGCACACGCCTCACCGATGCCGCACGCGGTCGATGGCCTGACATCCTCGCCAGTCTCGCCGGTCTCTCCTCTCAGCAGCTCACCGACAAGCACCAGCCATGCCCGCTCTGCGGTGGTGAAGACCGCTACCGCTTCGACGACCTTGACGGTTCCGGCTCGTGGTTCTGCAACCGCTGCGGCGGGCGTGATCAGCAGGGCGGCGCCGGCTCCGGCATTGATCTCCTCATGCGCCGCACCGGCTGGAGCTTCCCTGATGCTGCCCGCCGCGTTGAGCAGCACCTCGGCATCGCCCACACCGCCTCGCCTCCCCTGATCGATCCACCCACCGCAGGCGCTGAATCCGTCTGGCGCTATAGCTCCACTTTCCTGGTCTGCCGCTTCCCTGGGAAGAAGATCCGCCCCCTCTGGTGGGACGGCAGCGGCTGGCGATGGAAGGCACCACCAGCACCGCGGCCCCTGCTCAACCTCGCGCAGCTGCAGGCACAGCCCGACGCCAAGGTGCTGATCGTCGAGGGCGAGAAGGCAGCCGATGCCGCCGCCGCGCTCTTCCCCTCCCTGGTGGTCACCACCTGGCCGTCTGGCTGCAAGGCGATCAGCAAGGCTGACTGGGGCCCGCTGCGCGATCGGCACGTCACCCTATGGCCCGACAACGACGATCCAGGCCGCCAGGCCATGGCGGAACTGGGCCGCAAGCTCCTGGGCCTCGGCTGCACCCTCAAGGCCATCGCCAACGATCCGGCATTCCCCGAGGGCTGGGACATCGCAGACGCCTCATGGTCGCCCGCCGAGGCCATGGCCTATGTCCGCGATCACATCAAGCCGATCGACCTCCCAGCAACCGAGCCTCAACCACAGGCAGAGCAGCAGGCCATCCCTGATACGCAACCAGCAGCACCCACGGCATCACCGGAACCGGCCCGACCAACCTCGGCCTACTTCACATGCCTCGGCTTCGATCACGACGCCTTCTACTACCAGCCGCACCGCACCGGGCAGGTCATCCGCCTCTCACGCTCCGCACACAGCGGCACCAACCTCTGCGCGCTCGCTCCCCTCGCCTACTGGGAGTCCGCACACCCAGGCGGCCGTGGCGGCCCGAACTGGACCGCAGCAGCCTCACAGCTGTTCGACGACCAGGCCAGCGTCGGTGTCTACTGCCCCGATCGGATCCGTGGCCGCGGTGCATGGTGGGACGGTGGCCGCTCAGTCCTGCACCTGGGCGACCGGCTCATTGTTGATGGCCGCGAACAGTCCGTTTGCGACCGCCTGCAGGGCAGCTCCTTCCTATACCAGCGCTTGAGCTCACTCCAGGGCCCAACCGGCGCCGAGCCGCTGTCAGACGACGAATCCGCGATCCTCGGCCTGATCGCTGAACGCTTCCACTGGGAGGTGCCAGCCTCCGGCATCCTCATGGCCGGCTGGGTCACCCTCGCCCCGATCTGCGGCGCGCTCGACTGGCGCCCACACGCCTGGCTGACCGCCAGCGCCGGCTCAGGGAAGTCCGCCATCCTCGACCGCTACATCACGCCGCTCCTGGGTGACCTGGCGCTGAACGTCCAGGGCAACACCACCGAGCCCGGCATCCGGCAGGCACTCCGCGCCTGTGCCCTGCCTGTCGTGTTCGATGAGGCCGAGAGCAACGAGAAGCCGGATCAGGCACGGATGCAGGCCATCCTCGGCCTCGCGCGCGTCGCATCCTCACAATCCCGCGCGCACACCTACAAGGGCAGCCCAGAGGGCGACACGCAGCGCTACAGCATCCGTTCCATGTTCCTGCTCTCCTCCATCGCAACCGCGCTCAAGCAGGGCGCCGACCGCAGCCGCTTCGCACAGCTCACGCTCCGCAACCCCACCGAGATCCCGAAGCCCATCCGCATCGCTCACTGGGAGCAGCTCGACCGCGACCTGGACACCTACATCAGCGACGATATCGGCCGCCGGCTGCAGGCACGCACGGTCGCCCTGATCCCAACCATCCGCGCATCGGTGCGCGTGTTCGTCCGCGCCTGTGCTGAGCGATTCGACTCCCCACGCCTCTGCGATCAATACGGCACCCTTCTGGCCGGCGCATGGTCGCTCCAGAGCCAGGAGGTCGTCACACCGGAGCAGGCCGCTCAGGTCATTGACGCCAAAGACTGGACACCCTACAGCCAGTCGGTCGAGATCCCCGACGAGCGGCGCTGCATTCAGCGCATCCTCCAGCATCAGCTCCGCGTCGAGGGTGACAAGATCGTCACCCGATCCGTGGGTGAGCTGGTGGAGCTCGCCTTGGGCTATGCCTACGAGCCAGACGGCATCGGGCAATCCCTGGCACTGTCCACCCTTGGCCGCAACGGGATCAGGGCAGAGGATGGCGCCGTGCTGATCTCCAACAACGCCGAGGCCATCGCCCGCATCCTTGGTGACACGGCATGGGCGAACTGCTGGCCCACGGTCCTGGCCAGGCTGCCCGGTGCGACCAAGGCAGGGTCGGTCTACTTCAAGGGAGCCGGTGCCACATCCAGGGCTGTGAGAATCCCGCTGGATGCCATCGATGGGGCTGATCGGCCCGCTGAAGCGTGAGAAACCGTCAGACTGTGAGAGAACCGTGAGGGCCAAACCCTTTGGTATCACAGGGATCTTGCCATCCCTCACGTTCTCACGCTCTCCCCAGAGAGAGCCCCCCCTATAGAGAGAGAGCGTGTGTGTGTGTGAAAGGCAGAGATCAACCCCTCTCATATATAAATCCTCTTTTGAAAGGGTGTGAGAACGTGAGAAGCCCCCCCAGATCCAAGGCCACCACTCAAAAACCTTTCTCACGCCAACCGTGAGACGACCGTGAGGACCGTGAGGCCTTGCCCTGCGCCACACTGGACCCACCGCACCTCAGCGCCGTGATTCGATTCGACATCAACGCCAAGGGCATCGACGCCGCTACTCGCTTCCTGGCCGAGTACAGCGGCAAGCTCCCCGACATCACCGCACGCTCCCTCAACATCACCACTAAGACCGTTGGGGGCAACATGCTCAACGAGCTCGACCGCCGCATCGATCGCCCCACCAACTGGACACGTCGCGGCCTCCTTCGCCGTTACGCCTCACCCCAGAACCTCTACACCGCCATCGGCTTCAACTACGGCGACGGGTCGCTGTCAGACACCGGCTTCAGCCCCAAGGGCATGGGCACTCCAGCCGGCAAGTACATGCAGACCCAAGCCGCTGGCGGGACACGACCGCTCAAGGGCGTGGAACGAAAACTCGCCGGGATGCTTTCCCTTGGCACCCCCTCCCAACTACGCCCCACCGGGGAGGGCATCACCGCCCCCGACTCCTACGGCAATGTGAAGCGCGGCGCCTACAACCAGATGCTCAGCCGACTTCGCGCCAACCCCGACACCGGCAGCACCTCCAACGCCCCCAAGGGCCCCGGCTCCCGTGGTCGCTCCGGTGCCAAGCGCCGCGACACCGACCTCTTCATGCTCGGTCGCGGTGGTCGCGTCCGCTCCATCGTGCAGCGCGTCGGACAGGGACCGAAGGGCGGCACCGGCAAGGGTTCAGGCAACCCCGGCCGGCCGCAGACGATCGGCTACAAGCGCGGCTACGTCGTTGCCTGGCAGGTGACACGCCCGCAGCGTTATCGCTCCCGCTTCCCGCTGCAGCGTCTCGCGCTCGCGGACTTCAATCGCCTCTTCCCCGACGCTTTCCGCAACTCGACCGAGGCTGCAATCCGGCGGGCCGGCCAGGGCTGACGGGTCCTCCCGGGGGAGGGTTTTGAGAGTCTC